GGCAATCCTGGCTAATGACTGGGCTACTAAGACAAGCGGTCCTGTTGCTGGCGGCGAGTACAGCTCCAAGTATCATGCAAATGCTGCATCGACTTCAGCCGGTAATGCTTCTACGTCTGCGTCTAATGCAGCTACTTCAGCATCTAATGCTTCTGCTGCTCAGATTGCTGCCGAGTCGGCTCGTGATGCAACGCTTGCTGCATACGACAATTTTGATGATCGTTACCTTGGCGCGAAGGCCAGCAACCCAACTGTCGATAATGACGGCAATCCGTTGATTGCTGGCGCGTTGTACTTCAACACGACAGCCACAGAAATGCGTCTATACACGGGCAGTGCATGGGTAGCCGCCTATGTGTCCGGTGGCAGCCCAACTTTCTCTAGCATGGTTGTAAGCGCAAACAGCTCGACAGATGCTGTGCGTATTACGCAGATCGGCGCTGGCAATGCGCTGCTGGTTGAGGACAGCACGAACCCTGACAGCACACCGTTTGTGGTTGATGCAAATGGCCGCTTTATTCATGGATACACTGCTGCTTTAACGCTGCGCACTATTACTTGGGGCAATCAGTTTCTTGGAACTGATGCAAGCACTGCTGGTTTGGCGCTGGCTCGTTACTCGGCAAATACATCTTCGCCTGTAATTGAGACATTCAAGTCGCGTGGGGCAAGTGTTGCCACTAACGCAATTGTTCAAAGCGGTGACACGCTAGGGACTTACATATTCTCAGGCGATGATGGCACCGACTTTGTGCAAGCCGCATCAATTACCGCCGCAGTAGATGGCACACCCGGCACCAACGACATGCCCGGTCGCCTTGTGTTCAGCACAACGGCTGACGGCGCAGCCACTCCAACGGAGCGCATGCGCCTCGACAACAACGGGCGTTTGACTCTCAAGAAATCAAGTAACGCAGAAATCACGGCACTGACTGACGGCGCAACAATTACGCCTGACTTTAACACTGCCAACAATTACAGTGTCACGCTCGGCGGCAACCGCACCCTCGCCAACCCAACGAACCTGACTGCCGGTCAATCTGGTGCAATCGTCATCACGCAGGACGGCACGGGATCTCGCACGCTGGCTTATGGCAGCTACTGGAAGTTCCCCGGCGGCACGGCTCCAACGCTCACAACAACTGCGTCGGCAGTTGATGTTCTTGTCTATTACGTCGAGAGCGCCACTCGCATCACGGCTCGTCTCCTTTCGGATGTGAAGTAATGACCCCCGGCTCCGCTTCCCCTCTTCTCCTTGATGCTGCTGCTGGCGGCTATCAGATCAGCCGTTCTGTGCGGCTGCGGTCGAGCGCGAGTGCTTATTTCAACCGCACTCCTACATCTGCATCAAACAGGACTACGTGGACGTTTAGTATCTGGACAAAACGTGGACAACTTGATCGTGAGCAACATTTGCTTGATGCAGGAACTCTGACAGGCTTTCAGTTATATTGGAACGCATCTAATCAGCTTCAATTTTCCGAAGGTGCGTCTGTATATGGTCCTCTAACAGCGGTTCAACGTGATCCGTCCGCTTGGTATCATATAGTGTTTGTGTGGAATACTTCACAAGCTACAGCCGCTAACCGTGTTCGTATTTACATCAACGGTTTAGAACAGACAGCAGGACTCACATATCCAGCTCAGAACACAAACTCAAGCATCAATGCCGTATTGGCGCACTACATTGGAAGATATCAAAGTTCAGGTGCGTACTATTATGACGGTTATTGCACCGAAGTTAACTTCATTGACGGCCAAGCCCTGACGCCATCCTCCTTCGGCCAGACCGACGCAACAACAGGCGTGTGGGGTCCAAAGCAATACACCGGCACATACGGCACAAACGGCTTCTATCTGAACTTCTCTGACAACTCTGCGGCCACTGCGGCTGCTATTGGTAAGGACAGTTCGGGTAATGGTAACAACTGGACGCCAAACAATATCTCGGTGACGAGTGGTGTGACGTATGACAGCATGATTGACACACCCACGCCGTATGCTGACGGTGGGAATGGGCGTGGGAATTATCCTATTGCTAATCCGTTGTGGAAAGCTACAACAATATACATTGATGATGGAAACCTTCGGCTTCAGCCAACTGGTTCAGGTGTTGGTGCTGGTTGGAGGTCTAACTTTCCAATGCCATCATCTACTGGAAAATGGTATTATGAAGTAACTGTTCAAACAGTAGGGGCTGGTAGTCAGCTTAATCATATTGCTATTGGCGATCAATTTTATGCTTTTGATTTATCGTCTGGATCATTTTACTACTATAGATCTGATGGAAATATTAGTGGAACTGCTGGATACGCATCGTTTGCAAATGGTAGTATTATAGGTGTTGCGCTTGATACAGCAGCAGCAACGCTTGCGTTTTATCATAACGGAACGTTACAGCGCACAATAACTAGCGTAGGTATTTCAACCGATTGGTGGCCCGGTGGATTAATTCCAGCTGGTGCTGGAGCGGTTTCTCACGTTAACTTCGGCCAACGCCCGTTCGCCTACACGCCACCATCAGGCTTCAAGGCGCTCAACACGCAGAACCTTCCGACGCCTTCGATCCCGGCTGGCAATAAGTATTTTGATGCGAGCCTTTATACAGGTACGGGTGCTGCTTTGGCAGTGGTCAATAGCGGGACCATGCAACCTGATTTTCTTTGGCTCAAAAACCGTTCTCTCGGTACGGGCGGCAATCATGTTGTATTCGATTCAGTTCGTGGTGGCCCATCAAACGAGTTGTATCCTAATACTACTGCGGTGGAGGCGGCTACGACTGGCGCGCTCACCTCTCTCAACGCCAATGGTTTTACGCTGGGTAATGCAGGAGACCTTGTACGCTACAACAGCAACGGCAATTCTTATGTTGGGTGGCAATGGAAGAAGGGCGCGACGCCCGGATTTGACATTGTGACGTATACTGGGACGGGCGCAAATAGAACTGTATCTCATGCGCTTGGCGTTGCCCCTGCCATGAAGATAGTCAAGCGGCGCGATAATATCGGCGCATGGTTTGTTTACCACCAATCGTTGGGTGCGACTAAGTACATGACCATTGACACGGCTGCTGCAACGACTAGTTCGACAGCATGGAATAACACTGCCCCAACATCTACTGTTTTCACTGTTGGCACAGACAACAATGTTAATGGGTCTGGCGGTACTTATGTCTCTTATCTCTTTTCAGAGGTTTCGGGCTTCTCCAAGTTTGGCAGCTACACAGGTAATGGCTCTTCTGATGGTCCATTTGTGTATTGTGGATTTAAACCCCGCTGGGTAATGGTAAAGCCTACAGGCGTTGCAGAAAATTGGTTTATGATGGACACTGCTCGTGATGTTATTGATGACCTCAACGACGCTGTGATGTTTGCAGACTTAAGTAATGCCGAAGGACTTTCTGGTAACCGTATTCAATTTGTTTCAAACGGATTCAAAATCCGTACCTCTGGTGCTAACCAACCAAACCAAGGCACACTATACATCTTCGCGGCTTTCGCGGAGAACCCCTTCAAATACGCTCTTGCGAGGTAATGACTATGTTCATGCTTGACCAACGCATCCTGCCGCTCGACACACCGTTTGAGCATGGCGGCATCCAGTATCCAGCCAACTGGCTGCGCCTTGCATCGTGGGAAGAGAAGCAGGCTATGGGCATCACTGAGGTGCCTGACCCTGTGCGTGCCGATGACCGCTTTTACTGGGACGGCGACATCAACAATCCAAAGGATGTCGAGATGATTCGCTCGATGCTAATCAATCAGATTACGCAGACTGCATATACAATGCTTCTGCCAACTGATTGGCAGATTGTGCGTCGTGCTGAAACAGGCACTGCTTGCGATCAGTCCGTCTTAGATAAACGTGCAGCTATCCGTACTGCACATTCATCTAATCTTGTTGCAATTAATGCAGCAGCAGATACACCTGCCCTTGCGGCATTACAATTCACATGGCCTACGGAGAACATCAATGGCTAGTCCTACTGATGAGACCATTAAACTTGCAGGAGATGTAGCATCAGTGACTACTGTGGTTGGCACTTTGGTTGGCATTCTGCCATCAATCGCGGCTGTCTTTACTATCGTATGGACCAGTATTCGTATCTATGAAACCGAGACTATTCAGTCCTGGCTGCGTAAGTGGAAGGAATGAAATGGATCCGCTCACAGTCTTGGCTACTGCTAAAGCTGCGGCTGCGGGCATCTCGACAGCTCTCAAGCTAGGCAAAGATGTTACTGCCATAGTCAAGGACATGAGTACCTTGATGAAGGCAGAAGGAGATCTAGCTCGACTAGCTGCTGATCCACCTAGGGGTTGGGGTCAAAAAGAAAGTGCGGAGGAGATTGCTCTCAAGGCTTTTACGGCAAAGCGTGAAGCCGAGATGATGCGCAATACAGTCAAGAATGAGATTGTTGCGCAGTATGGCATAACTGCTTGGGAGCAGATCCAGCAAGAGATTACACGGATTCGCAAAGCCCAAAAGGAGGCAGCGCGTAAAGAGGCAGAGGAGCGAGCCGCACATTTGCAGATGTTAATGTGGGCTGTTCCCGCTGTTGGCATACCATTCATAATCTTGATTGTGATTGTGGTTGCCATTGTTCGTAATAGTTAGGGAGGATGACATGGACTTTAGTAAACTTGGTGGGCTGATCTCGTCGGTTGCACCTACACTTGCAACTGCCATTGGCGGTCCTTTGGCTGGCCTTGCAGTCAAGACCGTCTCTAATGTTTTGCTTGGTCGACCTGATGGATCTCAAGAAGAACTTGAGAAAGCCATTCAGTCGGCTACGCCTGAGCAGATCTTGCAACTTAAGAAAACAGATGCCGACTTCCGCATTCGTATGAAGGAACTTGACATTGATCTTGAGAAGATTGCTGCCCAGGACAGGAGCGAGGCTCGTCAAAAGGAAACCACGACCCGCGATTGGACGCCGCGAATCCTGGCATTCATTGTGGTTGGTGGCTTCTTTGGTTGCTTGGCTTGGATGCTGCTGCGCGGCATGCCTCAGTCTGGAACCGAAGCCATCCTCATGATGCTCGGTGCCCTGACAAATACTGTC